TTTTATTCCACTTCGTTCCATAATAATTACAAATCTCACTTTGTTCGATTAACCCCAAAACTTTTTTATGAGTCGGGAAATATTTTTGAAGTATAATTCCTGTGTGACTTGTCACAATTTCCCTCAAATGTTAAAAATGACATATTGTGTTGTTTTTTAATTGAAAATGTTTTAAAATTAATTTATGTAATTTATTACAAAATGGAAGGAAGTTTTAAGTTTGAAAAACTCACAACTATAACGGTTGATACTCGAGCTAAAAAAAGATTTGATAGAGTGTCACATAGGTTGGGAACAAAAAATGCAACTGAAACACTTACAAAACTAATCGATTACTTTGAAAAAGCTGATGACAAGCTATTCATTGAGTTGCATGATTTCTTTTATGAAACTATGCAAAAGAAGTACGAGGATAGTTAAGTATGGCTAAGATTTATCCTTACTCTCAATATGTCAGGAAAGTTATTTGCACAGATTGTGGATGTATAATAGAAAAAACCATTAATTACAAACCTCCAAAAATAATTGTTTTTGGGGATGTAATGAATGCGGAAGTCAGAACACTATTGTTTCTTACAGAGAGAAAAAAAGATAAAAAGAAACATAATATGGAGTGATTTAATTTGAAGAAGAAGAAGACACTTTATAAGATGATAAGAGAGTTAGGTTTTGATATTAAATTTTCTAAAAAGATTTCACAACGTAAGAACGGGGAATTCGATAAAGTACGATTAGAAGAAATGTTATTCAAATACAAAGGTGACGCCTCTTTAGTCGAAAAAAGTTTTTTGATGGTAATAAAAGTTTAACAAAAAAAAGAAATTAATAAATTTATTAACGCAGAAAGAAGAGAGAGGAAGTTTTTTAAAGGTAGATATGCAGGTGAATTAACAAAGAAAGAAAGAGATATCTTATCAGAAACTTTACAGAAGGACGGGTTAAGTAAAGTTAAACGTATATTAAAGAATGAGACAGTAGATATATTAAGTAGGACAGAAGAGTTTAAAAGATATATAGGTAAAGGGAAGAAACCACCTAAATATATGATAAAAGATATTAAACGCATAAATAAGATCATGGGGGCAAGTCCTAACGGACAACCGGGTTTATTTGTCGTAAGGGAGATGTATATCAATGGTTTGACTGAATCACAAGCAATTGAACTTATAAGAGAGAGGCAAAGTCCAGTTGATAAAGATACCGTTTTTTATAGTTAATTAAAAAATCATAGTAAAGGGGAATAAATTATGATGAACGATACAGAAAAAACTATTTTTAATGCTATTGAAAATTTTCAAATCAAACATGGGTATAGTCCTTCTTTAACAGAATTAGAAGAAGAAACATTTTATTCTCGTAGTACTGTGAGGTATTGTATAAGAAGTTTAGAAGAAAAGGGGTATTTAGAATTAGATAGACAAGTGAGAAGAAACATCCATTTGCGTAATATGCCTGAATTGATAAAGGATGTTAAAGAAAGTATTTATGATAACAAACGGACAATAAGTGAAGATGCAATTATGGACATTTTAACTATTTTACATAATGAAATATCAAATAGTAATAGAAGAAAAAACATCATTTAGTTTTCAGACCGACCCTTCAGGTTGGTCTTTTTTTATTTGTGTTTTATTGTCACAATGTGTCACAGCATACTATATATTGTGTTTCGTTTTAATATTATACACTGTATTTAGAAAGACGAAAGGAGTGTAAGAAGTGAAAATTCATGATAAAGATTTTAAAACAAGTCAAGAATTGTCCGATGCAATCTTTTGGGAATTAGCGGAATATCAAACAATAATCACTTTAGCTTTAAGTAATTGTAGTAAGGAAGAAGTTTCTAAAATATTAAAAACAGTAGAAAGAGGAGAGCGTTTCTCTAGTACTACAAAGGAATGGTTGAAACAAAATGTAGAAATGTTCCATAAACCTAAATGGGATAAAGGAGATGATTCAAATGACAGACATGCTAAAAGCAATTGAAGAAAACCCCTTTCTATTACGATTCGGGGACGGACAATTCTTCGCGCGTAAGAAAAACGAAGAAGAAGAGGAAGAGATCGAAGAGGTTGAGGAAGAGGAAGAAGAGGAAGAAGAAAAGCCGAAACCAAAACGCAAACCAAAATCAAAAAAGTGAGGAGGAAGCACCAGCATGGGCACAAAAGCTGATAGACCTAGTAACACCGAAAGTGGAGGAGCAACAGGAAACGCAAAAAGTACCGGTACCACCGAAACCAAAAGTAGAGGAAGACGAGGAGCCGGAAGTGGAGGAAGTGGAGGAAACGGACAAGCCGAAGAAACAGGGCTTCCTAAATTGGTTCCTGTAGACGTTCCTGGTAAAGAAGTGGAACTGTCTGAAGAGGAAAAGAAGCTAGAAGAGAAGCGCAAAAAGGACAGGGAACGAAAAGCCCGTTCGCGCGCGAATACAAAATCTTCCCCACGATCTAGCGGGAAATCAAAAGCACCGTCAATGGAAATCTTGCAATTGAAACCGATTCTAATGACAGTTAGCAAAATGGTAGAATCTCGCGAAGGGTTTGAAGTATGGGCTCTAAGTGAATCTGAAATAGATACACTATGTGAACCGATTCAAAACATGTTAGCGAAAACCGCAGCACTCGAAAAGGTTGGAGAAAATAGTGACGCGATTGCACTTGCGATTGCATGTTTCACAATCTTTATTCCGAAATTTTTAGTTTGGAATACTACACGAAAAATAAAGAAAGCGCAGGTGGTAACAAATTATGCTAGACCAAATCCAACTACCGGAACAGCCGGCAGAAACGAAACAGGAAAGACTGGAACAAGTCCTAAACCTAGTAGTGAACAGGCTACCGTTTCAAGTCAAAATTTTAGCGGGGACCTTTCTTCCCTCATTCCAGCAAGCGCTCCTCTCTGATGATTTTGAGAACAATTTTGACGAGGGTCTCGAAAAGCTGAAAGAAGTGATTGATTATGTCCAATATGGAAGCAATACCAACTGATGAACATGTATTTATAGCAGGAAAAACAGGTAGCGGGAAATCGAAACTTGCTGAGGTGTACCTTGCCGGATATGACCATGTTGTCATGTTAGATACAAAGGGACAGTCTTTGGAGCGAAGGAAAAAGGGTGAGGAACTTTGGTACGGGTTAAAGGAAGGGAAAGACTTTGTACTGGTCGAGACACTGGAAGAAGTAGCCGAAGCCCGCACGAAAAAGGTAATTTATTGTCCGATTCCGGAAGAGCAAGATGAAGAGTATTATGACGCGCTTATGAAATGGGTGTATGAGCGACATAACACAATTTTATGGATAGACGAGTTAATGCAAGTTTGTCCAAGTCCAAGTAAGTATCCGTATCATATGAAACACCTCTATCAGCGAGGACGCTTTGTGGATTCCGTCGTATGGGCATGTACACAAAGACCTGCAACGATTCCATCGGATATTATGTCCAACTCTACACACTTCTTTATTTTTGATTTGAATAAAGTGGCGGATAGAAAACGTGTTGCTGATGATTTGGGGTCTGATATGTTTATGGACAAACCGGGTTATCGTAATTTCTGGTATATGCGGGATAGCGATGACGAACCTGTCCGCGCCACTTTGAAACTTTGAAAGGGGGTGACAATGTGGAGGGTAAATTTGCAGGGGTCGGACTCAAAAATATTATTGTGTTATGGCTCATGTTTGTACTGTTAACAGTCATGGCGAAAGCAATTTTAACAAAACATCCGGTTCGTGGACTTAGTGAAGTTGTCCAAGCCGTATAGGAGGTGTGACATGCATTTATTAGAAGTTATTGTTCCGACGGCTATGTCGTCATTTGCTCTAGGGATTATAGTAGGAGCGAACATCATGAATTGCAATGGATTTAAGAAAAAGTAAGAAAAAGGAGGAAAAGAAAAATGGGAAAACTATTTAGCCCGTCATGGTGGGTATCTATGTTTATCAACACATTTGTGACAATGATTTTCATTTATTTAATTAAAAAAGGTTCTGATAAGTATAATATTCCGGTTGTAAGACCGATTGCGGAGGCGGTATAACATGCACGTAGTTACTATTTATGATGGAAATATGAATCGTATTAATACACATTTCACGGGAAGTAAACCAACATTTGAGCAACTTGCTGATTTCAAAAATCGTTATGAAAATGCGGAATATGTGGAATCAAATGAACGTTTTGCTGACTTTGAAATTCGTGAGGGTGAAAGAAAAGAGCGTATCGCAAATGAAGCGAAGCAAGCGGAGTTAGAACGTATTAAACAAGCCCAGCAAGGAACGCAAAAATTTTCGTCAGATACAAATGGACCCGATAACGGATTACATGAAGGAGGAACAAACTAATGGCACAACAAAAAGAGCAATATTCACCGCAACAAAGAGCGATGATTTGGGCAACGTCAACACGTCAATATCAACAAACATTACCAACGCAAGTTGTCACACAAGAGGGCATGAGTATTGATTTCGCCTTACCAAAAGCAAGATTACTAACAAAAATCTATTTACATGTGAAAGCCGTAGCCACGCTAAAAAGTACGTCCGGTACAATTCAGCGTGACGCAATGAGTCCATTTGGTATCCTACGCCGTGTTGAACTCAATTTAAATAATGGCTTCAGTCCTTATATTGTATCAGGTAAAGAACTGTATATGTACAACGTTTTACGACAACATCCTGATGTATTGCTACCAGGTCCGAATAAACAGTCATTAAACTATGTAGAAAACATAGCAACAACAGCGGGGAAGGACAATGAAATTCAATTTACAATTCCAATTCCTGTCTCACTAAATGACCGTGACCCTGTCGGAATGGTTATGCTACAAAATAACACGGCAAACGTAAACTTATCCATTGCGATCGATAAGTTAGAAAATGCATATAAATTAAATCCATCAAACAATGACCAAGTGGCGTTTAAGTCGATGTCAATCACACCTGTAATCGAAACGTTTTCGATTCCTTCGATTCCTGGTGGGCAACCGGACATGTCTGTGCTAAAACTTGTTCAATCAAAATCAGACTTATTCTCTGGTGGCGGTCAAAATACGTTAAAATTAAACGTCGGTACGATCTATAGAAAACTATTATTCTATTTTGAAGATAGTAACGGAAAGCCATTAGAACCAAAAGACTTTACCGGAAATATGGAGCTTGTCTTTAACCAAGCGGACACGCCTTACAATATCAAACCGGAAGTCTTGTTGCATAAAAATCATAGTGATCTAGGGTATCCATTACCACCGGGCTTATATTGCTTCGACTTTTCTTTCCAAGGATTACCAAATCTGGGAGGTTCTAGGGACTATGTTGATTCTGAGAGATTAACAGAATTTTGGCTGAGATTCAACCCGAATGTAGGCGGAAAAGTCACTGTCGTATCAGAAACAATATCACGATTACAAATGTAAGGGGCTTTATGCTCCTTACCTATTTATAAGGAGGGAACAGAATGGGACTGAATCATTTCTATCACGATCTATACCCGGATACAGGGTTCAATACGACAAGCGGAACAACTGTAGCGGAAATGGGTGACCAAGTTGTATTAGTGGATGAAAAGGACATTAAAACAGATGTGAAACCGAAAGCTGACCCGGTGACAGGTGCAAGCATTTGGAAGTCCATTGGATTATTTATCATCATCATAATCGCATTCGGTTATGTAGCGGGGAGGTTGTAAAGATGGACGTTACACAAATGACTCAACTGATTGGTAGTTTGGGCTTCCCGATATTCGCATGTATTTATCACATGACGACTATGAAAAAAACACTAGATGCAAATACACAATCTATTAACGCGAATACACAAATCATGATGCAAGTACAAACATTCATTGCACAAGTGGCGCAAGGAAGCGGGGAGAAGAAATGAGCAAATCATTAATTCTAGTTGTCGCTATTCTTGCTTTATGGTTCTTTGTAATTCGCAAGAAAAAAGCGAAGGCGTGATGTGACATGAACAATGACGCAAAGGGTTTAACGTTTCTGACTCTATCCCTTTTGTTTTTATGGCTCGTGTTTGACGATTTCGTCGGAAAGAAACGTCTGTCAAAGTTGGCGCAAATGATGACACCGGACTTATCCATGCCAAGCCCGGGGGAAGTCGCTGAAAAAAGTCGTGGACGGTGCGAAAGAGTCTGTCAAAGAAACAACAAAGAATACAAGGGAAGCGCAAAAAGAAGCGGATAAAAAAGCGGGTGAAATTATGTTTGAAAAACCTGCAAAGAATGAAAAAAGACCCCAAAAAGAAAGAAACGTTAGAACGTCTTTCTGAGCAAAGCAAGAAACGTGCTGAAACGAACGCGTATAAAGATAAAGGGTGGCTCGGCTACAGTTGGGAAGACTTATTTGAAGATACGTGGGTACGGTGAAGGTGGTTTAAATGAAAGAATTTACGGAGTCAATGCCGTTCGTTATCTTTTTCATGTCCGTGACCGTCCTATTACAATCCTTTACGAATGAACGTGTAACAAATGGATTTTTGCTACTCGTATTAATGAGTATGATTGTTACAAATTCGGACAAGTTTATCAAACTATTAAATGAGGTGAGAGTATGACAAAAGTTTTCGATATGATCGCGGGAATTGGTTTATTAATCGGTATTTATTTATTCCTAAGCAATGGTCGAGAAACGGTGTCAATTATTGAAGCGATGGGGAAAAACAGTATAGCCGGTATCAAAACATTACAAGGACGATAGGAGGGGTTTTTATATGGATTACAAGCGCGACAATTTAAATCGTCACGCGTTCCAAGCACTCGACAAGCCCGTATATGAACCCTCTATCAGATTGAACGTGGAGTTTGACGAGTACCTCGGCTCTTATGCGTTACTGGTGAAGCATACGGCAAAGCAACCGAAAATGGTGATCGCTGACCCGGTGAAAGAACCGTGGGAGAAAACACGACCAAACTTGCAAAACGAACAAATTCGAAGAGAGGATTTCCCGCAAGGTTATTATCTTGGAAATCCAATTATGGGGGTGTAGGGAATGCCAGAATTTGAAAGACTCGACCCTCCTGCAAGTGGCGGGGGTGGTGGAAAGCATAAACCGAAGTTTGATAAAAAACAAAAGATGCTATTACTGGGCGGTGGCGTTGCCGTCGTCCTCGTGGCTCTTTTTATGAACAAGGCAAAGCATAGCGGTGGTTCTTCACAAGAAGCCGTAGAGGAAGAATTGAAGGATTACTACACAAACTATCCAACGCTCGGTAGTCAAAACAGTGTCGTACAAGACGGGATGAACACACTAGTCGGAAGACAAGAGGAAATGTTAAACGCTATGTTGGAAGCACAAGGGAAGAAAGACCCGGCTGAACTAACAAAGATTTATGTCACATTCGATAACAGTGACGAAGCCTTAAAACGTCAGCAATATTTAATCAATGCCGGAGCAAGTACGACGTATGTCAGAAAACAATTCATTAAAGACGGATGGGCGGGCGCAAAGGATTACTATGTTGTAGAAGCATACGGGAAAGATCGTCAAGAAATGGCTGATCTTGTGAAAAAAGGTGTCCAAGACAAACAGTGGGGCGGAATGGAAGTCGGGAAAGTAAAAACCCAAGACGCACCAAACTATGGTGCACATTCTCGTAGTTATTAATGGCTTTAGATGTTAGACCGTTCATCAACGACGCCCAACGTATACAAAAAGAAACAGGTATCCCCGCTTCTATTATTCTCGGTCAAATGGTCTTCGAATCTAGTGGTAAATACGATGGCGGAATGTCCGGTCTTGCCTATAATGCGAAGAATTTATTTGGTATTAAAGGAGTCGGACCCGCCGGGACATATACCGTATGGTCACAAGAATATGACGCGGGCGGGGGTCGTGTTTCTGGATTCCGGAAATACAACAGCTACTATGAGTCAATGGCTGACCATGCACGACTCTTGCAAACACCGCGCTATGCGTCCCAACTGAAAAATGCGAAGACGTTTGAGGACTTCGCGCGCGGGATTAAGGCGGGCGGTTATGCGACTGACCCAAATTATGCGGGACAACTGATTTCTATTATTAAACAAAATGGATTAGACAAGTATGACGACGGGACGCCATACACCGGAGAAGGGAGCGTTCCTGCCGGTGGAGGGAGTGATAAACGTGGAATATTCACAAGTGTCGCTAATGGCGTCATTCGCGCCTTGCTTATCTTATTGGCTTTTGTGGCTTGTGTTCTCTTTTTTGCCAAGGCATTCCCGCAAGTGGAAGCAACGGCAAAGAATGGAGCAAAGAAAGTTACAAAGTCATCCTCACGATCTAGAGGATATAAAAAAGTAAAACCGAAAGGCGGTGCTACGAATGGCGGAACTACAGGGGCTCAAACTAAACGACAAGTTGAAGCAAGTATATGACAAGGCGTTATCCCTTGGTTTGCGATTCACAAGCGGATACCGCCCCGGTTCTACCGGACCAAGTGGGAGACCGGATAGCCATTCCCAAGGCATGGCTATGGACTTCGCGGGTTCAAAAGATAAAATGGACGAATTTGCAAAATGGGCGAAAACGTCACCGCTCTTTACAGAAGTGTTATGGCAAACGGCTGGACACTACGATCATGTACACGTCGGGTGGCAAGAGGGAAAACACCAAGCTGGGAAAATGTATGTAGGTGACAAAACATTGATAGACAGACCCACGGGTGACGGTGGCGGTGCACTAAGCACGGGGACGGCTTCCCCAAATTCCGACAAAGGATTTATCACAAGTGCATTTGTTGGAATCGTTCGTGCTGTTATGATTCTTGTCTTTCTGATCGTAGCTGTATATTTCTTCTTCCAAGCATTCCCGGATATAAAAGTAAAAGTATTTTAAGGAGTTGAAAACATGTTAAAAGATAATACATGGCGTGAGGTCACGCTCACACTACCGCCTAAAATGGCGTATACACATCATTTCATTGATACAAACCCAAACCATTATGACATTAACAATCTATCTGTAGCGACGCTATACGCGGGCGTTCGTGTCCTACCAAGTCCAAGAGAATACGAATTACTTGTACCGGGTAATGGACGAAACATTTTAGCGAGGAAAGAAGGAGCTTCCCAAATTCAAATCTATAACGATAGTGAGGATGCTGCAAGAATCATTTTAACATCGTTTAACGAACCGTTTAACCCTGCTGTACTAGCGAATAGCGGAAGTGTAGCCCCGATTTCAAACGGTGGCGGTGGGGTAAGTGATACCGTCACTGTAAAAGGATTTACAAGCGCGTTACCTGCCGGGAACAACAATATCGGTAAAGTAGTTGTGACAGGAATGCCCGCTATTGATTTTGCATTGCAAACATTACCCGCCGGGACAAACAATATTGGTTCGGTGAATGTAGCAAAACTACCACCTCTTGCCGAAGGGAAAAGCTTTATCGGAAGCGTTGGTGTGCAAGGCGGTGTATCTATTACAGATATGCCACCAATTAACGTGACCAATGACCCTGTCCGTGCGTCCTGTATGGCGTGGGAAGGTTCGGTGAATAATTCAATTGTTGTATTCGATATGGCGGACAAAAAACGTCTTGAAATTCAACTACATCGTTAATGAAGGGGATACGGATTTATTCGTTAACTTTGACACGTATATCGTAAACCCAACAAACCTACAAGGTACAAATGGTTTAGGTGCTACAATCCGTTTGAAACCAGGAGAATCTATCACGGACTTTACGAGGAAGACTAGTAAAGTCAATATGACTCGTACAAGTGGTACAGGAACTGTCCGTATTTTGGGGGTGTAAAATATGGCTTTGATCAAACCGTTTCCTATCATTGAAACCAAAACAAGGAAACTACCTGCAAATGGGGTAAATCCTGCTTACTATAAAATAGCCAAGATTCAAGTGAGACCTACGGTAGATGGTGGAGAGAATGCGAGTTTTCAAGGTAGTGTATTCCCGCAATCAGACATTGCTTATACAGGGAGTGCACAACCTCTATTCACATTTTCTTTTGGTGTACGTGCGTCAGGCGCACCAAACCAATTATTAATTAAACCATCACTTTTAAAAGTAGGTGATAGTAGAGAGAATAGTTTCCGTTTCGAAATCTATCGGGACGCTGAAAAGAATCATTATCTTTATATCGTTCAATCACCTTATTCGTTGCAAACTGTTTTTACTTATACGCAAGTAGGTTGTACAGAATACTGGGAGTATGACAACCATTTTTCCGAACGCGGGTATGATCTTGTATGGTCAAGTGTAAACGGTGATACACAAGGAATCTACGAAGGTGGTCGACGTTTGTTAACGGAAGTAAAAGCAAACGATACCTATATGAAAAAGGTAGTCACAAATAGAATAAACGTTGATTTGAGAGAAGGGTGGTTTCATTCAGAAAATCCATTATCTTTCACAAAACGTGCCGATATCGCCACGTTAACAGGAGCTGTCCTTCACGGTAAAGATGGTCCGTATCAGGTCATAGGGAAAGTACCCACGGGTTACGAGCCTGTCAGGGAAACAGTGTTAGCAGCTTGTTATTTAAAAGATGATGGTAGCTTTGCAAGTATTCCAATCGTTATCTCAATTTACGGTGAGTTAATTCAATTAGGACTTCGTATAAACAATAACAAAGACAGAACCATTACCAATATAAGTGGGACATGGGAAACTATAGGAGGAATGTAAAATGGGTGTAATTGCTGATTTATCACATCATGAAATAGTAAATTGGAGTCGTGCGAGTAAACAATTAGATTTTGCTATATTGCGTGTACAAGATGGAAGTAGGGTTATAGATCGTGAGTATCAAAAGAATG